GCCTCGTTCTCCGCACCGATCTTCGCAACAGCCTTGGCGATAAGCAGTTGCGTGCCTCGCAGCATCTCTTCGGCCAATGCGTCAACATCAATCGACATAAGCGGCCCCAGCAAATTTCATTCTTACTGCGGCAACCGCCGCTAGCGTCTGGTCTGGTTCATCATCCGGCACATCTGCCGGTAGCGGTGCAGGCGCAGGGCTTGCAGGCTCCGGCTTCCAACTCAGCGGGACAACCTGTTGCTGAACCCGAGGCTCTGCCCCAAACCCGCCCGGCACAGTCGGCAAGTCCAACTCATTCCTCGCCTCATCCGGGCTGTGGATGCCGCTGATCGTGCTTCGCGCCAGCGCCTCGATCCGCTCACGAAACGCGCTGCGCTGTAGCGCATTGGTGGAAAACTCCACGTATTCCTCAGGGTATCCGCTTAGCCCGAAAAGATGCCCGATTGCCTCTTCAATGTGGTTTAGCGCGAAGCCCAAGCCCGTGCTTATCCACGACTGCATAAGCAGTTCGGTTGAAGAGAACGTTTGCCCGCCGATGCCAAGAACCTGCAACGGCACACGAAACGCCAGCGCGATATTCTGCGAAGACATTTTCAGAAGTTCTGCAACCTGTGCATCAACCGCCTTGGCCGAGACCGTCAAAGGCTTAAGCCCCGAAGTCAGGATCGGCGTTCCCCCGGCATTGTCGCCGCGCGTCTGATCATCCCATGCCGCCCGAAGTTCCCGCGTCTGATCGCGGGTCAAAATGGCATCGGTTGCCAGCATGATAGAAGGCTTGGCCTCGTTCTGCAAAAACGTCACTTGCTGCCGCAGCGCGGCATCTGTCCCCGCAATATCCAGTGCAGCCGCCAAAAGCGGGCTTTCACCTCGCAGCGGATCAACAGGCGTATGCAAGCGCACATGCAGCACGTCACGCGCCGGAACACCCGCCAAGGATTGAAAGCGCCGCTCAACAATCTCGTTTCCGCCAAGCGAGTAGTAAACCCCGCCATCAACGCCAACCCGCGCATAGCAGGACCGCGCCCGCATCAAGTGCAGTTCCGAAATGTCGCCGCGACCGTCTCTCACCGCCAGCGCGAAAAACTCGCCGTGCTGATACAGGTCTCGCGTGGCGTTCAACAGGAAGTCCGATATTGTCTGATAGGCATTCGGGCGACGAATGATCGCCGCAAGCGGAGAACCGGAAACCCGCACCCGCCCGCCGTCAGACGTGCGCCGCCAATGATCCCCCGGACACATGGCAACCGTCTGCGAATAGGCAGACACGCAAGCCTCGACCATTGCCGATCTTGCGCCGCCCCGTTCGACATTGCGACCAAGCTGCCAGAAGTTCCACGGCGTCGATGCCGGAAGCCATCCGTCAGAAAGCGGATAAGGCCCCGGCCTTACCGATCCTTCCGCCGCCTTCTTCGGGAAAATGCGGGACCAAAGCGACACTTTCAGCGCGCCTTCCGGGTCACGTATCCGTGTTTCTTCGGCTCTGCCACAATCTCGCGCGTCACGCTCTGAGCCTCAATGTCCGCAGGATACATGCTTCGCGTGCTGGGAACATTGCCGCGCATTGCGACATGAACGCCGCTTGAATGCACCAAAGCCCCGCTTTCATCCGGGGCAACTTCGTCAGGATGCACAAAGGCGCCATTCGTCAGGATATACCATGTTTCAGCCATTGCCGCGCCCCATTCGCAAAGGTGAACCGGGCCACAATGGCCCGGCCCGTTATCAGCGACCGTCGTTGATCAGGAAGGTCAGCGTGCCGGTCTTGGCATTGCCGCCCTGCGCAATGACGCACTTGATACGATCACGCCCGATGGCGATCTGATTGGCAACCGCAGTGCCGCCAGCCGCGTAAAGCAGCGCAACCCCAGCCGTGCTGTGGGTCGCAGCGCGCGGCAGCTTCGCCACCGCCGCGTTTACGTTGCTTTCCGTCCAGACGGTTTCCCCGGTGCCCTCAACGGTGATCGTGAAATCAACGCCGTCGGCAAAGTCCGTCTTGGTGTAGATGACTTGCTGCACCAGACCGGAAAGATACGGGGTGTATGCCGTCACATCGCCCGATGCATCCGTGGTGAGCGATACAGTGAATTTCCGAATTGCCATGATATTTGTCCTTTATAGCCGTTTGGCCGTGGCAATTGGCGCGGCAGGTTATTCCGCCGCGCCTGTTGATCAGTAGCTGGTGCCGTTGATCCACTGCACCATGGACGGGCGCCCCATCACCCACGAAACGTCCATCAGCATCCGCACGCCAACGGTCGCGGTCTGGTAGAACGACCGCACTGGGTCAGCCGTGGTCGGGCCGGTGCCGGAAACGATTTCCAGCGGCGTGGTATCTTCCATGTGGACAGTCGCGGTTTCGTTGATGTCGAACTCCGGCGCATCGCCCGTCGCGGTGTAGAAGTCCGAGTTGCGGATTGCGATCAAGCGCCCCGCCGTCGCGTATGTCGATTCAACGATGTTGACGCGGGCGGCAATCGGCGCGAACCAGTTTGCCGAGTTGGCCGGGCCGTCCATCATCGCAATCGCCAGCGCCTGCGCCGGGTTCATGATCACGGTGATGTTATCCGCCGCATTCGCCGCGATGAACGGCGCCAGCAGCGCCCTGAAGTCTTCCTTGACCGCGACGTGATCGCCGCCACCATAGCCGACCGCAGCAGCGGAAACGCCGTTCAGCAAGCCAGCCGGGCGCGCCGTGCTGGAAGCCGTCGCGTCCAGAATCGCCGCGTCCAGAATGGAAGCGGTATCTTCAAGGATCGCGTTGCGAACCAGCGCTTCAATGGCCGGGGTGGACCGCTTCGCCAGTTCCCGCGAGAACGGAACGATCACGCCCATTTTCTTCGGCGTCAGGCTGGAAGCGGCAGTCGTGATCCGGCCAACGCGGATGGGCGAACCTTCCGCGACGAAACCGCCGCCAGCGCCGCCAGCAGTGCGACGGGGCAGGCTGATGGTGCCGATCCCGTCAAAGGTCAGGCCAACGCCGCGCGACCGCAGTTCGGGGTAAACCGACATGCCGGTCAGCGCATTCAGAAAGCCGCTGTTGACGGTCTGCACCAGTTCCGAAGCCCAGCCGGAAACGGTCGTGGTGCCGATGGTCTGGTCGGCCTTGGCGATGATAGCGGTTGCTTCATGGCCGGGGTAGCGCTCGTCCAGAACCTGATCCAGCGATTTCCGCCCGCCGCCGAAAGCGCAGACGCCCTGAGCGGTGATCGCGCGGACCATCAGGTCAAGGCCGCTGACTTCCTTCTGCGGAAAGCCCAGCGGGCGACGGTTGATGCCGGGCGATGCCGGTGCGCCATCGGTCGCGGCAATGCCGATCTTCTTTTCGGCAGACCGCAGCGCCGCAAGGCCGCGCTCAATGCCGTCAACTTCTTCGGTCAGAGCCTCGACCGCTTCCGTATCAAGATCATCAGCGCCGGTCAGTTCTGCCAGCTTGTCGCGCTTGGCGTTCAGCAGGTTTTGCGAATCCTCGATCCGCTTCGACAGTGTAGACATTTTATGCCCCTTTGGGTTTTGGTGGGTTGCAGTTGCGGCCTGCTCGCCGCCAATACCGCGCGTCACGACATGGCCAGCTTCGGCTTTCCCGCCAAAAACCATATCCATCACATCGTCGGAAATCTTCATACCCTTCGCCACGGCAAGCGCGGCAGGGTTCGCAGGCACTGAGACAAGCGATGTCTCAAGGAGTTCCTGCTTCATGTATCGTTGCGGCCCGTAGGGCTTTTCCTTGTCAATCGGCTCTGCCTTCAATGGCCGAAACCCGACAGAAACCGCGCGCAAAATCCCTTGCTCGATCAAGCGCCGCAATTCGTCAAGGCGGTATGACGTGCCCGCCTTTGCCATCTCAAGACGGCCTTTCAGCTTGCCATCCTCGACCCGAACATCAGCCCAGCGCCCGATGGGAAACGCGGATGAATGGCCGAACAAAGCAATGGGATTTTGCTTGAACCGCTTCAAATCCCATCCGCTCGGCTCGACAATATCGCCGTAGCTATCAACCGTCGCGTCGGAAAGGACAAACTCCATTCCGTCCGCTGTTGCCGATGCCGTTGCCTTGCGAACCTGTTCCATCCGTCATCCGATCATTGCCATGTGGTCAATAACCACGCCGCTTCCCGTCCAAGTCCCGGCAACGCTCATTGCCATGGCAAGCGCGACCATTCCGTCAATCCTACCACGACTTTTCCGTTTTGCCAGCATCCTATTGCCAACAGCGTCAAACTGCACAACCGCATTCGCCGCGCACATATTCATAACAGGATGGCCACCGTGTGCAAGGTTCTCGTTCAGGATGGCCGTTTCCAGATCGCGCAAAGCAGGCGACATGCTCTTGAACGCCTGCCCCATCGGCTCAAAGATGGCGGCATCCCCCTCAATCTGCCCCTCCAAAAAACCGGCCCGCAAAAGCCAAGGTTTAAGATGCTCAAAATTCCATCGGTCAAACGCGATCTTGCGAATGTCGCACCGTTGCGAAACATCCCAAAGATGCTGCGCCACAAAATCATAATCCACTGACGGCCCGTCTGTGGTTTTCAGAAAGCCCGTTTTGGCCCATTCGTCATATGGCACCCGGTCAGCCTTGGCCCGCTCTCGCAGACCAACCCCCGGAAGCCAGAATGTCGGATGCACCTCCCAGATGGTCCGAAGCGGCGCGATCAACCCTTCCTGCACTGGCGTCACCCAGACAAGCGCCGTGAGGTCGCGCACCTCCGAAAGGTCAAGCCCGCCATAAAGCACCGCGCCGCTCTCAAGCGGCCTCACAGCCCCGTCGCACGCCTCCCAAAGCTTCCGGCTGATGAATGGTGATGCCGCCTCAATCCGCTGGTTGAGGTTCAGCCAGCGAAAGCTGTTCTCTTCGCTGGGCAGGCGATCCGCCCGCTGCGCCGCGTCCTCAAGGTCGCTGATGGATCGAAACTCCCCCAGCGCCGGGTTTGCCGCTTTCCACGCTTCCCGGTCCATGATCTCGCACCCCTCGGGCGCGGCATAGACATGGCTGACAATGCGCGGGTCTTTGCTGAGTTCGGCATCATCAATCCACCGCGAAAACAGGTCATTGTCAGTCGCGGCCTGCGTGCTGATGGCGATCAACAGCGGCGCGTCATATGCGCCCTGCGATGTGGTGATAGCTTCTACAAAGTCATCATGCGGCCCCTTGATCTGGCCAACCTCGTCCAGGATAGCCAAAATCGGGGAAAGCCCGTGAGCCGTGCCAGCCTCTGCGCTGATGGCTTTGTATTCAACGTTCATCCGAACGCCGGTAATCATCTTCTGTGATGGGGTAATCCGCGTCACGCTCTTGGCGCGCAACTCCGGCGAAAGCCCGATCATCTTTTGCATAAGCTTGAAGACAAGCGATGCCTGATCCCTTGACCGCGCGCCGCTGACAATCTGACTGTTCTGCCGCGCCTCAGGGCCGACAATATGCGCAAGGCACAAACATGCTATGAGGGCCGTCTTGCCGTTCTTTCTGGCAATTGCGAGGTATGCCCGGCTTGTGCCCGCCGCATTGTCGTAAATCGCCAGAATGAACCGCTTTTGAAACGGCATAAGCCGCAAAGGCTTCCCGACATGCCGCCCCTCAGGGACAACGCAGTATTTTTCAATAAAAGCAATGACGCGCTCACCACGGGTCATCTAACTGCCTCAGTTCGGCCTTGCCAGCAAATCATCATCGTCAACGCCAGCCTCGATCCCCTTGGCAATATCTCGGCGCTTTGCCGTGTCCCTCGCCTCGCCACCTTGCGCGCGCGCGTGAAGTTGTAAGCTGCGGCGATAGGACAGAATGATTGACGCATTCATCTGCACAACCGACTTGCGGGGATTGACAACCGGCGTTCCCTTCTCGGTGGCGATCACTGGCCCCTCAATCCGCAACAGCCTTTGATCCCGCTCAAGGTCGGCCATCGTGCGGGCCAGCATCGCCGCCAACTCAAGCTGATGAGCCGACCATTCAGATCGCGCAAACTCCGCAATGACCGAAGCAAAGAACGCAAGATCGCATTCATCCAGCGGGACATTTGACGGCGGCGTGATCTGTTGCGATGCAGCGCGGGTCACCTCAACCGCTGATTCCGTGCTGTCGATCCGTCCGCGTCTGGTCATGGCAATTCCTGTATTAGCGGTGAAAGGAAGG